CTTCGATATCACGCACTGGTCAGAAGTCAACTCGCCAACCGAAGGAACGACATGAGCTTTCATAATCCGTGGAGGTCATCTCTAGAAAGCTGCATCACTGGAGAAAACTCGCTTAGCATGACTGAGTATCTCGACTTGATCAGCGAGCTTGACGAACTATTCCGTTATAGAAGCGGGCGGCATGATGCGCTACAAGTAGCGCACGCTAATGGCAGAGATGACCAGCGCGAAGATGACCAGCGAGACCATATCGCAACAGTCGCAGCACTTCAGGCCCGCATCAGTGCATTGGAGGCTGGACGGGAAGAGGCGCTACCCGAGTGGATCCTGGATGAGGACCAGCCTGAGAGCATGGAGCAGCAAATCGACGACGCGTGGGAGCGTGCCGCCGATGCGTACGAGAAGGCGGCCGGATGCTTGCGCGGGCACCTGGAGTGGCGTGACCGTGTGCGTGCGGCCATACGGGCGCTGATCGCACCAGCGCCAACGAAAGGAGAGTGACATGGCAGTTTACGTGGACGATATGCGCGCGCCATTCGGTCGCATGATTATGTGCCACATGGTGGCCGATTCTCTGGATGAGCTACACGCCATGGCCGCCAAGATCGGCATACAACGGAAGTGGTATCAGGGGCCACCGGCCGGCAAGTGGGCGCATTACGACATTGCCCTGAGCATGCGCGCTAAGGCGGTTGAGGCCGGGGCCGTGGAAATAAAGTGGAGGGAGTCGCCTGGAATAGCGCGCCGCTGTGTTGCTGCAACGACAGATCAGGCCTGGGACGCATCTGCGGAGCGGATGACGGCCGCCTCTGGTGTGGTGCCGGATAGGCCCATCAACCAGCGGGCGACGAGCATCGACGATCTGTGACATGGCAAAAGTACGCCGGGGCACGATGACAGCGCCGTACCACTATTGGAAGCGCATGGACTGGTCGAGGCGCGCGTTCTGGAAGCGCGAGCGCCAGGCGCAGAAGCTGGCCATCCCTGCGCGCCTGGAGGATGACTACACGGCGCACGATGCGGAGGCCGATGCCGTTTGCACGCACATGAACCCGTGCGAGGCGTGCATCAACTCTTGGAGGATCTGCTGTGACGATTGACGCATCACGCAGGGGGTTGACTTGAGCGAGGACTTGCGCAGACCGTGAAGATCGTGCATAGTATCGGCACCATTGCCTGCCCGCGGTGGTGTGATAGAAGTGATGAGCCCCTTGGCGTCTCACTCCCAAGCCCTTCAGTGGGTAACCGCGGGCAGGCGGGGGAGTGGAGGCCAAGGGGCTTTTTCTTTGGTCGGACGGTTTGTGGTGCGCATATCGAAAGAGCGCACACGCGTTAGGAAGATGTCGGAAAAGGCTTTTGATGCCACTCCCTTGTGGGAGCCAAGACCACTGCGCTACCCGTGCAGCCCCTGGACAGGATCAGCCGACACGCGCCAACGTGCGCACCACAAACCGCCCACGACTCCCCCGCGTCCGGTCACGCAGATGGTGATGACCGGCAGGGGCGCAGGAGAAAGGCTCAGTGTTCGCCGAGCCTTGAGCCTTTCTTCTTCCTCTCTTTACGGGCTTTCCGGAATTAACCGGGATTACTCTCAAAGCTGTGGGGGTAAGGGGGGATTTGTGGAGTCCCTCTCCTTCTTCTTTCAGAGAACGTTGCAATGCACATCACCAGAGAATGGCTCTACGCTCACAGGACAGACAAAGGCGCATGGACAGCGGTCCAGATTCGCGCCATCGGAGTAGTTTGGCCGCCTGCAAGTGGTTGGCGCGATGAGGTGATCGGAAAAGAAATCAGCCAGCATGCGGCGGACCTTTTCGAGTCCGGCAAGACGATGCTTGCGCGCTCTACCATCAAGAACAGGGCGAAGAATGAAATCAAGATACTGAGACTGCTTGGTCAGGATGCCCCTCAGGAGCTGCTTGATGTATTGAAGCCGGCTCCGCAGACGCCGCCAACGAATCCGAAGTCGATCCGGCGTGCTGAGAAAAAGGCGCGCAGGCGTGAGGAGGCCAAGAGAAAGCTTGCCAAGTTGGAATCGCAAAGGCTGCTGATATCCGGCCTGTCAGGCGCGTCTCATCAGGCCGCCGATAAGGCGATACCAACGAAGGCCGCAAAGAAGCGCGACGCTGTGTCACTTCCTGCGAGAGCAAGGCCGGGGCCATGCAAGGTATCGAAGCCGGACAACAGTCATCTATTCGTGAGCGGCATAGATGTCCGCTCAACCGAGTTCTTGGGCACGTTCGAATGGCGCCGACTTCGCATGCAAGCATTGCTGAAGTACGGCAGGGTTTGCATGTGCTGCGGCGCCAGCCCACAAACCGGCGCCGTCGTGAACGTTGACCACGTGAAGCCGCGCAAGCTATTTCCAGAGCTTGCGTTGTCTCTGGACAACCTGCAAATCCTGTGCGGTGATTGCAATCACGGCAAGGGAAACTGGGACCAAACCGACTGGCGCCCTGAAGAGTTCGACGCAGAGCAGGTAGGCCACTTGCGCCTGATTGCGAAGCACGGGTGACAGCTTTCACCCTTGGGTACTCTATGGTGAATCAATTCCAGAGCATAACTTAGGAAAATGCGCGCATGACAAAAGAACGAACGCAGATTTGGAACAACGGCGGCGGCACACAGTCTGCTGCGATTGCAGCGCTGATCGTCACTGGCAAGTTGCCGAAGCCAGACTTGGCTTTCATTGCAGACACCGGGCGCGAGAAGAGTACGACATGGGATTACCATGACCGCTACATCGTGCCGGCGCTGGCCAGCGTTGGCGTGATCATGCATCGCGTGTTGAAAGAGGATTGGGCGACGAAAGACATTTTCGGAGGCGCCAAGGGAGAGACGCTGTTGATACCTGCATTTACCACGCAGGGCAGCGAGGTTGGAAAACTGCATGGCTACTGCTCCGGCGAGTGGAAGCGCGATGTGGGCCGGCGCTGGGCAACATCGCTAGGCGTGAAAGCTGCGACGAACTGGATCGGCTTCTCAACCGACGAGATGGGCCGCGCCTACAAGACGCAACACAGCACCAAGGCGCAGGGGAAGTGGCAGGTTGAATTTCCGCTCATCAGGCTTGGCATGGACCGTGGCGCATGCTCGCACTACGCCCTGCAGGTGCTGGGCGCGCTGCCTGGGCGCTCGGCCTGCTGGATGTGCCCAAACCAGCGCATGGAGGAATGGCGCGAAGTCATGGCCGACCCGCGCGACAAGCCGAAGGTGATCAAGTTCGACCGCGAACTACGCCAACGCGACCCGCACGCATGGCTGACCGATCAAGCTGTGCCAATTGAGTTTGTGGACTTCGATGATCGCAACGACGTGCTTTTTGGTGGGTGCGACAGCGGCTTGTGCTTCGTGTGATGACTAACTCGACGAGTATCCGATAGCCAAAACCAATGCCCCCGCGATGAAGACTGAGGCATAGTCACTGCATTCAAGCCTGAGAGGTGTGCATGAACCGGATATTCAATTACTCAATCCCGTGCATGGAAAAGTTCACGGTGTCGCTGCCGACCGGCGCGCGCATCATCCGCGTGGACGATGTTGACGGCAAGTTCTGGCTGTGGGCCATCGTGGACGACGAGGCGCCGATGGCCGAGCGGCACATCGAGTGCTACAAGACCGGGCAGCCGATCCTGACACCGGTTGAGTCGATGGTGTACCTCGGGTGCTGCAAGCTCTTCATCATGCAGGAGCTGTGCCTCTACATGTTCGAGGTGCCGCATGGCTGAGCGAACCTACGGCGCAATGCCGAAGATGCTGGGCCGGTACGCCGTGGCCTGCAAGGAAATGATGGCCTTCCAATACCTGCCGATCAAGCTGGCCGGTGGAACGACGATCACACGAGAGCAGCGAGTTGCCCCGTTCGACGCGCTCATCGGCGCGGCATGCTGCGACTTCGTGGCGGAGCGCGGCCTGGGGCGATTCGTCGAGTCCTATGTGTACCTCACGGCGAAGCACCTGTTTCAGGGGCCGGGCGGCACGTTCAATCGCCCAGGCTGGCACTGTGACGGATTCATGACCGACGACGTGAATTACATCTGGTCGAGCCGATCGCCTACGATTTTCAACGGCTCGGACTTCGCGCTGACGATGCACGATCAGATCTCCATGCGAGAGATGGCCGAGCAAGCTGAGCCGAACTATGATTTCGACTATGGAGACGGCGCATTGATTGGAATAGATCAATACGTCGTGCACCGCGTGCAAGAGCCAAGCGAGGTAGAGTTGCGCACGTTCTTCAAACTGTCAATCAGTCGCGACAAGTACGACCTTGAGGGCAACTCAAAGAACTATATGCTTGACTACGATTGGCCTATGCGGCCGCGCAGCGTTGAGCGCAACGTTCCTCAATCAATCTGACCCATGCGAATCACCCGCCACATAGACCGCCTCGCCGCACTGCTGTGCTGGCTGGCCGGTCTGCTGCCACGCGCTGCCGTGTGCCTGGGGCGGCCCGCAGCCGAAGCGCTGCACACCTGGCTGAGCGCGCCTCCCTATGAGTTTGTGGCGCGCGGCCCAGGAATCGGCGCCTGTTCCTGCCGGTGGCTCGCGGGCCGCAAGTGCTCATGGCGAATGTGACGCTCGGGCGCACCGAATCCATGTGTAATGAAAAAATGGAGCCCGCCAATAATCGGAAGTAGACCCCGGGCAGCGCCGGTGACAACCCCCGCCACAGACCATGTTGGCGGGGGATCAAACGAAGGAACCCATGAAACACGACTACACCGCATTTGATGCCAAGCTGATGGACCTGATTCACCTGGGCACGAACACGGCCGTGGCGCTAAGTGTCGCGCTGGAGCAGGATGCGAAGCAGTTTCAGCAGACGACGAGCCCGTTTCCATGCCCAGCGTTCCGCGTGGTGGACAAGCGGCTTCAAGCGCTTCGCAAGTCGCGCCAGATTGCATTCCGCGGTGGCGCATGGGTGCTCGAATGACACCCGAGCAAATCCGCGAGGCCGCAAGCGCTGCATTCAACGCGGCCAGCACTGCACAACTCATCTGCACCGGGATGCTCACAGAGGGCGCGCTGGTGTGTCTGGATGCCGTCTACCGCGCAGGGCTGGCGGCTGGGCGCGCAGAGGCCAAGCCGAAGCGAGCCAAGAAGGAGCCGGCCGCGGGAGAAAACGCCGTGACGGTCAACGCGGCCGAATTGATCCGCGCTGGCGTGGACGCGCTGGATGCCGAGTGCTGGCTGCGAACGCGACGGGATAAGCGCCTGCCGTTGACACGATCCGCGTGGCGCCGCGTCCAGGCCAATGCCGAGGATGCCGGCATCACGATAGCCAGGCTCGTGACGATCTGCGCAGAGCAGGGATGGGCTGGGTTCAAGCTGGACTGGGCGGTGGAGCGTGGGCTGATCCATCGCCCGCCGGCTGCATCTGTGTCGGAGTCCAAGCGAGCGCGTGAGGCCCGCGAGCGCGTGCAGCGCGTGGCCCCGGGCGCCGCTGCGACCCCATCGCGTGGAGCGGTAGAGTTCGACGATGCCGGCATCAAGAGAATCTATTGACATGCTGTTCGTTCGCCTGGCCGCTGCGTATACAACGCAGTGGCTGGCGAAGTTTGACGGCATGGACATGGACAAGGTTAAGTCCGTGTGGGCCGACGACCTAGACGGTATGACAGTCAGACGCGTCAAGTATGGGCTTGCGAATCTGCCGAGCGACTTCCCGCCGAACAGCATGCAGTTTCGCGACCTGTGCCGTCGATGCCCGGATGCGCCCGTCGTGATGCTGCCAGCGCCGAAGCCAGACATAAAGCGCATGGCCGAAGCGATAGCGAAAATGAATGAGCCAAGCGCCGAGATGATGGCAATATCTCCTGGGCGCAGATGGGCATGGCTGCGCAGAGATTGCGAACTGCATCGTGGCGGAATCCTGCCATCCGGGCGCAAGATGACGGCCGAAGAATGCGACGACTGGCGCAAGGCGCTGGGCCACGGCAAATACGCGCCAGGTGCGCAGAAGGAATCCGAATGATCGAACTTGGCGTGAAGGATGCGCAAGAAGCGCTGTATGCGTCGCAGGCGCGCTTGAAGGATGCGCAGAACTATCTGGAAGTCGCGAAGTCGGATGTGCAGCATCGGCTGACCGACCTGCAACAAGCAAGGCTGCGCGCCGACTCTGGCCTGCCTGTGGCGCGCATGGTGCACACGGCGTGGCGTGGTGAGCGCAGTCATGAAAAAGTCGTCATCGCAAAGCGGACCCCAAAGCAAATAGTCGCGCGCCGGCCCGGGATGGATCACGAATTCGTATTCAGAATTCACGGTAATGAATGGCGAGAGTACCCAAGAAACAAAGGGATGCTTGCAACGTCAACTAAGTTGGAGATTGCAGAATGAGCACAAGCAAATTGAATCCGTTCAATCCCACGGAAGAGCAATTGAGCGCCCTATGGGATCAATCCATCGGCAGGCATCCTGACCAATGGATTGGGCATGCGCTGCAAGTGGCCGATGCAGCGAATGCGCACTACGAATCGCAGCTCCGCGCAACGCGGGATGCTGGCGATCCGCAGGTGCGTGCCGCGCAGCCCGCTGGCGATGCAAAGCGTGTGTTTCTGGTCGCAACCGGCGAAGCGCACGAAGGGATGGATACCTACACGCGCCACGAAGGCGAGCCGCCTCGGCTGTGCGATTCGGAGTGCCTATACGCCGCGCCGCAGCCCGCTGGGGATGCGGCAATGCCGTCCGGCGTGCCGCTTGGCGCAATCGAGAACGGTCGCACCTACGCTGATCGCCTGGAGCACGACTACAAGTTCGAGTGCGAGGCCGGATCTTTGCCATATTGCGATACCTGGAGAGAACTCCGTCGATGTTTTGAGGCGCTGGCGGACTGGTGCGCTGGAAAATCCGACGCACAAGCAGCGCTGGCAGCGAAGGACGCGGAGATTGATCGGCTACGCGCGCTTGGTGCCAAATACCTGGACCAGCGCATGAGGCGTGATGCGAGCATCGCCCACCTGGAGGCCGATCTAGTGGAAGAGCGCAACCGCATAGCCGACATGCGCGTTGAGTGGGCCGCAGAGGTGGCGGCGCTGACAGCCCAGGCCCGGCACGCCGAAGACTGCCTGGAGGCTGCGAAGGCGCGCATTGCTGCGCTAGAGTCCGAGATGTCGGTAAGGCGGGCGGATTGGGTTGCAACTGCCAAAGAGCATATCGCTGAGCTTGAGGCGGCCATCGATGGCGGAGTGCTGCCAGCCGCGGAGCCTGTGGAATCGTTCCACATCGCCAGCGTGACCTACGCTCCAACGCCTGGGTCGCTGCAATTGGATGCGCCAGAGCCCAACATCGACGCAGCCGCTCTCGCGCCAGCATCGGAGACGTTCATGCATGCGGCGACTGAGCCTGACGATCCGGCCCAGGAGGACTGCCTGTATTGCGACGGATCTGGAGAGCGGGAGGTGTACTACGACAGTCAAGATCCTGGATCGCACAAAACAACCATTTGCTGTGAACACTGCGGCGGCACTGGCGCATTGGCTGACGCATACCGCCGCGTGCTAACTATGTTCAAGGCCAAGAATGACGAGTATCTGCAACTCGCCACAAAGCTGTACGTTGCTGACCATGCCAAGCGCGACACAGAGGCCCTGCTGGCCGAGCACATGCGGTACGTGCAAGGACTCGTTTCAGAAGCTCATGCCAGAGGATTATGGCGCGGGAAAACTCCCGAACAAAAGC